GAATGCCCTTCTTCAGGCCAGCCCAGGTGACGTCCTGGAAGCCGCGCGGGTCGACGCCAGCCTTTGCTGCCTCTTCCCGAGCGACGCGCGTTGCCGGGCCGTACCACTCGGGCACCCCTTGCGAGGCTGGCGTGGTCGGTGGCCGCAGCGCGCCGTACATCTGCTCGTCGATCGTCATGGCGTTAGGGTTGCCGGCGAACGCGCTGGCGAAGTCATACCGCTTTGGGTTCTGCGCGGGATCAAACCGCTGCATACCACTGTCGATGTACTTCTGCGCCTGCGCTATATTCCCTGACGCATAGCGCCCGCCGATCGGCGACGGCATCTCGTAAGCGCGCTCCGGCAGGCGTTGACCTTGCTTCGCTGCGACGTTGGCGTACTGCGCCATCAAGAAATTGTCGTAAGGCGCAGCGCCTCCTGTGGTCGCCGACATCATGCCGCCGAACTCTTTCTCAAATGCGGCGCGACCTTCCTTTTCGCCGAGGTGCTTGATGTATTCCTTCTCGAGCTGGCCCATGTGGTACCAGTTCGCGCTTTCAGACACGTCCTTGCCGGCCTTGAAGCCTTCCTGCAGCTTAGCGCGGTTCTCCGGCGTGCCGTATTTGGCCATCCACTCGGCGTCAGCCTTGGCGGTTTTTGGCGCCGCTGCCGTACCGGTATCGGCGAACGGCTCGTAGTTCTTTGGATCAACATCAAATCGTTTGGCCGGGTCAAAGTATGGGTCGTAGCCGTAGCGATCCATGTTCTGCTGGATGACGTTACGGTCCTTCATAAATTTATCGACTTCCGGCAGCGCCTTCTTTTGCAGGAAGAAGCCGGGCTCGGCATCTTTCGCCATCGCTTCCTCCATCGAAGCGTAGGGCACCTCGGGGCCAGGCTTGGCGGTAAACTTTCCAGGGTTTTTGGGATCCGGTGTCTTGGCCATCAGTGCCGGCGGCCCGACCGGCGGATAGCTCTCGGCGTATTGCGGGTACTTGCCATGCAGCGCCTCAGCCTTTGCTTTGGCCTTCGTCGCCGACGGAGACAGGATCTCACCCATCGACGGTGAGGGTGCATCAGGCAGCGCAACGCTGACGTTGCGCGGTTCACTGGTCAGACTGTAGCCGCCGCTCTCTTTGGCACCGCTGACGCGCTTTCCGGTAATTTCCGTGATGTCTGGGTGCATCTCCCTGAACTGCCGCAGCAAGTCGCGCATGTCCGCAGTGCCAATGGCGCCTCGGCCTGTCTCGCGCGGCATGCCAGGCACCAGAACGTCTTGGATGTGCGCGGTTTTATCACCGAAGCGCACCAACGCCTCCAAGCCGGGCCCGCCCGCCGGGTCGACCGTCTTGAAGTATTTTTCGTTCGGGCGGATCTGGCTGGGTTCGTAGACGCCACCTTCCGGCGCTGCGGTTAGTCGCGGACGCGCAATGCCCTTGGTGCTGAGACCGCCACCGGAGACGCCCATCGCGGCCTCGGTGGCGCGGCCGATGTCGCCCTCGGTGATGTTGACCAGCGGACTAGCGGTACGATAGCGCACCGTCGGGTCGTCCTCGCGCGTCTGTGGCGTGGTCAGGAAGTCGACCAGGCGGTTGACGGCAGGCAACCCAGGGGAGAACTGCCCGCCGCCACCCACCAGCGGCGCTCCGACGTCAGGCAGAACATCGGCGCCGTACTGATCCAGTGCTGCCAGTCGCCCCATCGTGCTCATAACGCCGCCTTCCGGTAGCGGTGCTCGCGCTTCTTGCGCTGGTGGCCGCCGGCGTCATCGAGCACCGCGGTGATAAGTTGATCCTCTACGACCTTGTTGATGATTGTTTGCACCATCCGCGTCAGCGAGATGTCGCGGGTCTTGGCAGACATGCGCAGATAGTCGCCCTGCTCAGTGTCGGTGCGCAAAAACACAGTGACATGCATTTGCCGCGGTTCAGCCAAAATCATACTGGCCCTCCCGGTCGCTGCGCCAGCTTCTGCTGCGTCACCATCTGCCGCTCGTTGGATCGCTGCGCCATGTCCTGGCGCTTCAGATTGGCCTGACCGACCTGCAGATTAAATTTCTGGCGGTCGATCGCCATCTTCTGGTTGTTCTCCAGTATGTGCGCTTGGTGTGCCTCGCGGTTCTCCATCGCCTTCTGGTTCTGGACCTGAGCCTTAGCCTGCTCACTGAGCTGGTTCTGACCGAGCTTCATGCGCTCGATTTCTTTCTGGTTGTTCAGCTCCCAGGTCTTGTGACGATCCTTCTGCACCATCTCGTCTTGCTTGATCTTAAGATCCTGCGAGTTCTTCTCGCGCGCCGTCTGCTGCTTCATCTGCTCGACCTGCAGCGCGATCTTGCCCTGCGCCGTCAGCGGATCGTCGCCGGCTGGCTGCTCGCCCTTGGCCTTCATCTGCTCGATCAGTTCATCGATCGTGCCGTCAAGGCTACGCCCGGCCCGGAACGGCTTGGTGGCGAATTTCAACAGCTCGCCGCAGAACGGCGCGGTCTTTGGATCAGCCTGGATCATCTGGCCGAGCTGCGGCAACAACGAGCCGAGCACGCCGACAAATTCAGTAGTGGCTTTCTTCTCGGCCATCTCGTCGGACAAAATCGTGCTGTCGGTTTCGATGTCGAGCGTGAACGATCGGGCACGGTTATCCGATAGAAACTTTAACACTTGCTCGATCGTCGGCTTCGCCTCGACCTTCTGGATCTGGCCCATCAGGCCCTGCAGCTGGGTCTGCAGTTGCTGCAGCTGCTGCGCTTGCGGATCGTCTTGCCCCTCTTGACCAGGCGGCGGCGTCGTAGATGCCGGTTGCGCCCCAGGTGGTGCGCCAGGAGGCGCGCCGGGGGGTGCTAGCTGTGGCGGCGGCGCCTGCTGCATCTGCTGCATCTGGCTGTGGATCTGCTGCGCCTGGCCGATCAGCTGCTGTATCGCCTGCTCCTGCATCTCCGCCGTCGGCAGCTGGGTCTGGCTCATCTCGATGATGGTCACCGGATCGAAGGTCTGACAAATAATCTCGATACTGATCTCCACTAGATCGCGCGCCAGCCTCACCAACTCCTGCTGCTTGTCCCGTATACGCGTAGAGCCATTTTGCGTTTTCAGCTGTTGGGCACCAAGGGTCTCGCTGGGATCGGTCGCCCCCCGCATAATATCGCTGATCCCCATGATCTGATAAATATCCTCGATCACTTGTTTTCTTAGGGTCACCAGCGCGACGATGGTCTGGGCGATCATGTCGATCGGTAGCCATACAATGATTTCCTTACTGCCCCCGAAGGCCGCCCAATTACTGATCGGCACCAGCATGCGTCCTGGCGTCTTGGTCTGTATCGCGGCCTGCACCGCATCGGCTAGCTCGGCGCCACCGGCGGGATAGAAGCCTTTAGCTTCGAGCGCATCTGACAGCGCGTGTATGCGTCCGGTGAGCAGATTGAGTTCTTCGAGTTGATCTCGATACTGCAGCACATCGGGTACAGGCACCAACGATCCACGCTGCACGGTGCCGTAGGCGGGTTGTGGGCAGGGGAAGAACTCACGAAACTCCAGATGCGGATCGCCCTCGTCGAGGATGAGCTCACAGCCGGCACTGACCCAGTACACTCTGCCATCAGTCTTGCTCCAGATCTCCCAGAACTTGGCGCGCTCGCGCCGATCGGCGCCACCGACTTCTCGCGCATCTTTGTCAACGCGGTACTCCGCCTGCTGATAGACCGTGCCACTGTGGCGCAGGAAACGCTTGCGGGCCTCGGCGCGCGTCAGGTAACTGGCGGCAGCAACCCAGGTGACTTCGCGCCAGTTGCGCGCAATTGAATGCAGGAAGTCGCGTCGTCCTTTGAAGTCAACGCAGACCTTCTCGTGATTGTAGAAGCCGCCGCCCTTGCCGCTTTCGTAGCGGCACCAGGCGACACCGCGATCGACCAGCGCCAGATCGTCACGCACCAGCTTCATCAGGCCATCGATGCCGGCAAGATCGAATGACACGATGGCGCAACGTTCAGCGACTTCAGATGCCGCCTGGTACACCGGTCGCTGATCCTTGAATTTTGGCACCACCACGGGTGTTGGGGGCTTGGCGTAGATCGACGGCTTGATAACCTCGCAGTTAGCCCAGAACATCTGGAATTCTTTGTCGCGGTGCATGTCGGAGAGCCGCGCCAAATTGGCGTATTGCTTGTCGATGTTGTCACAGCGCGCGTGGTAGTCGGCGAACGTGTCTTCGCTTTCCTGCAGCAGGTTGAGCCAGGCCTTGCTCGACTTCGGCTCGATCGCCTCGACTGCCTGCGGATCGAACTCGAGATCGTCGTGCCGCAGATCCTCCTCGATCGGCGCCGTCTTCTCTGGCTCGTCAGGCATCAGCTTGCGTCGAGCCATGGCTTACACCTTGGGTTCGGTGATGAGGCCGAATTCACGCGGCACCACTTGCGGCACCAGCGCGTTGCGATCGCCGGATAACAGACGAATGGAGGTGCAGCAGCGCAGGCGGTCCGGGTTAATGCCGACGATGGCGCCGGCCGGCACGCTGAACGCCAGCTTGGTCGAGCCCATGCCGTCATACATCGGGTAGAAGCTGGCGCCGTCGACCGAGGCCTCGATCGTCACCACCGCCGGTGTCCACGCCTCCGGCATGATCAGGCCGACCACGGTGAAGGTCGAGATATCGATCACATTGGAGATGCCGGTAACGCCACCAAACCATAGCGGCACGACGGTCAGCGTCATTTGCTCATGCTCCATAATCCCATTGGTGCGAACATACCGGACAGGTCAGCCGCAGCCGGTGCGCGCCAGTGCGCTTGGCGGATCGAGCGTCGACGCTGCCGCAGGCGGGGCATGGCGCCACCTGGTGCAGGGGGCCGCCCCAGACCGGTTTGCCGACGCCCCAGGTCGTTGCGGGAACGTCTGGCGGTAGCCTTGGTGGGCTATTGTTCGAGATCACCGGCATCGGCTCGCCAAGCGGTTCTGGCGTGTCGAGGGCGTCGGCAGCGATGCGGAGCAGGCGTGCGGCGTCCTTGCCGAGCAGTGCCAGGTCCCAGGGATTGCCGCTGGCCTGGCTAGCTTCAAGGGTAGCGGCGCAGGTGCGCATACGGTCGACAAGCTCCCTGGTCATAGCCTAATCCCGCGGCGAGGCGTGTCAGGCGGAGGTGGGAGCGTAAAGCCAACCGGCTGGGCTACCTTGATAACCCGTTTTGGGGCCGGCTTCCAGCCCTGGGCGAGGTACCTCATGGCATCGGCATAATGGGACGTCCAGTTGTGTAGCGGGTTGAGACCGAAGGCGCGCTTCTCGTCGTCCCACTCGCGCTGGTACTGCTCGAGCGCGGCGAGCAGGGGCTCGCACCTAGGATGGAACACACACAGAGGAAGGGTGCGTCTGACCGCATTGATGCCGTCCTCCAGTCCGGCCAGCGGCACCAAGAAGGGGCTGAGGTCCATTGTCTGCATCGTCTCGACGCGGGTGCGACCGCTGCCGAATTCTTTGACCTTGGCGTCGTGTGGGACGTAATCGTTGCCGTGGATCCAACCCCTCTGCGCGTGACGCTTGAAAATCTCATCGCGGTGGTACTCGACGCCAACCTGGCTGCCGGCCATCACATCAAGGATTAGCAGCTGGCCACCGTGCGCCTGAAACCAGATCACGCAAGTATCATCCCGCACACCGAGATCCCAGGCCCGGTGCACCGGCAGCGTTATATCCGGTTCGATATCAAGCACGCGACCTTGGTTACGGACGTCGACCATCTCGAGTGCGTAGTAGGCGCCGAGCACGGCAGCGTTAA